TCGCGTTTTAACAATGCCGTTGATATAGGCATTAAGTTTATTTTCAATCCACCGAATAGATAACTGACCGCTGAGAGTGATCGCTTCAGCAATACGAATATCAAAGAAACGGAAGTATTGATTGCCGATAGCACCGTAAGCCGAGTTCAATGTTACTTTCTTAGCCAACTGAATGTTATTGAATTTAGCAATTTGCTTTTCGAGTTCTCGCTTTTCAGATTCTGAAACAGATTTCTCGAGTAACTTCTTTGCTTCAGTCGCTTTGTTCTTGTACATGGCGCGATCTTCATACATACGCTCCATGATCTCGGACAAGAATCCTTGCTTGCTGATATCAAACAGTTGACCGTTTGGCGTTACCGTAACATTCAACTTCTTTAATTCTTCAGTTGGTATCTTACCATCAAGCAGTGAATCGACATTGATCTTACTACCCCATTGAGACATAAACTTACGCATTTCATCCGTATAGTTTTTAGGTTCAATCAACATTTCAGGTGAAAGATTGTATTGCATGATCAAGTGCGGATACAGACTGTTCAAGTCAAACGAGGCAACCCACTCGTGCATACCAAGGATTGGATCTTTAACGAATGCGCCAGCATATTGACTATCCTTTTCTGCATTTCTGCGTGGAGGAATAACCATATGCTTGGCTTTCAGAGTATTGTATGTGATTGTATCCCACATTCGTACTTGCGAGAACACATCATCATAATTTACTTTAGCGTCATACGCCAAAGTCATCGCAAGTTCAATCAGGCGAATTTTATCTTCGAGTTTCTGAACCAGCTCTACGTCGCGAATGTTATACTCAATAAACTTTTGATAATCAAGTCTATAGAGTTGATGTAGATTTTCATATTCAGAATAGTCTAACTTACGCTCGCCAAGTTCAACGCTACAGATATGATCTAGTTTGTATGACTCTTGATTTGGATTTGCTGAATACTTGCGATAGAGTTCGTAGTAGTCTAGAATTGAAATGCCATAAAGTTCATAGCAAGTTTGTTTCTTGCCACGAAAATTAATTTCACTCGAAGTGACTTTACCCCAGGGCGAAAGTTTCAATGCCTTGTCTTCACCAAACAAGCGAGTGATGCGGTTTACAAGATATGGAAAGTCGAAGAAACGAACGTTCCAACCGCTGACAATATCAGGATAATATAAAGTCCACTTATCAATAAACTTTTCGATAAGTTCAAACTCATCCTGACACTTGATGTATTCAGTATTCTCGAAGGTGTTATTGAAGTCGCCACAACCGAAAACATAATTGCGACCACCCATACCGAGAGTGATGGCGGTGACTTCTTCAGTCGCCTTTGAAGGTTCAGGGAATCCGTTTTCAGATCCAACCTCAATGTCGATATATGCAACACATATCTGACTCAAGTCCCAATCAATTTCTTCTGGGAAGATGTCAGATATGAATGCATACTCATAACGGTTTGAACCGTACACTTCAAAGTTGTTGACATCTTTAAATTCATCCATGAAGTTTCTTGCCTCACGAATGGATTTAAAGACCTTTTCTTCAACATACTCTTTATTCAGAGTTTGCCATTTAGTTGGAGTTGTGGATTTAACATAGAACTTTGGATTGTAATGAACCTTCTTGCGGAATCTCTTACCATCTTTAATCCCGCGAAACAACACATTGTCACCAATAATGGTGACATTAGTGTAAAATGCACTCATACAATCAGTTGTTTTGGAGGAGTTACGATGCCGCCGAACATTGAGTTATAGGTATTCTTGACATCGTCAGAAGCATCGCCAGAAGTAATGATTCTATCGTGAGATATCTTTTTATTACCTTCCATAAGATTACACCAAGGAACGAAACCAAAAGTAAATCCGTCTTGTGCAGGACGAAGCATAATTGAAAGTGGATTCTTCAATTCAATATAACTTTCATTTTCAGAAACAACTTCGCCAATAATTTCTTCGCCTGTAATCAATTTTAAAATTCTAACAGTCATTTAGTTCACCTTTATTTAAATTTACCGACATCTAGTATATCAGATTTGTGCACTTCAACGTAACCTTTTTTACCAGAGACTTTGATTGCCCGCCCTCTAGTTTTGTGCGTTGTGTTTGCTGCAATCAACAACACTATTGCCAACGGATCAAATACAAACACAAGCAATATTATAACCCATCGCACAGCAGAATCAAAATGATTTTCAGCCTCTTTACCATATATCAACTCAGCGATATACTTTAGAGGACCAATTTCAACTTCTTGTTTTTTCTGTTCGGAAAGGAGTTTGTTACGCTCGCTTTTTAGAGCAATCAATTCCTTATCAATTTCAGATCTGTTTGTTTCAAGGGTTTTTCTTTCAGAATCTAAACGGCGTTTTTCTTGCAACCCTCTAGTCACACTTCCAAGTTCTATATACTTGACCAGTGTATTATCAATATTCGTGATTTGTTTAATGTAAAGATCTCTTGTAAACTCTTTACTTGCAATATTGTCGTTTAAAGTTTCAATCTGCGCAATCAAGTCACTAGTATTCGCTGCTGAACTTTCAATGTGCGCTCTTGAAAGATAACCAAATATACCCATTGAAGTGATGAGCATAAGAATTGCAATTGCACTAGTCATATATGAGCGCATCAATAAAGAACATTGATCCCAATTTCGATACAACCAAGAAACCGAGACGAGTTTAGCAACTTCAAGCGCTGCGCCCATCATTAAGATGGACCAAAACGCGCCACTGAATATTGCTGTAAGTCCAATGATTGAGTAGTACGCAGCAACACCAGATAAAAACAATGCGGTCAGCAAAACAATAATTTGCATCTAATTAACCGAATAAACAGATTGAATATTTATTCAGTAACTTTTCTACTCGACATTGCTTTCCATTTTCGCGAAACAACTTGTTCTTCTTTCGATTCAACTTCTTTTTCTATCGAATCTGCAATCTTTCGTTCATAATTGTCTAAAAGAGTTTTTTCTTTAATATTGCGCGGAACATTGTTGCAATAAAAGACGCCATTAGACATGGTCCATGTATCTTTGCCAACCTTAAGATACCAGCCCATAAACTCTTTTATCGCAATGTCATTTCTTACGAAATGATCTTTAAGTTCGGCGAGAGAGTTCATTATTCACCATCGGAAGAATCGCGATTCTCAGAAGTATTACGTCTCAATTTAAACCCAACATGATTAGCATGCGCCGAGATCATGGCGCGACGAAGATCGCCACGCTCATGGGCGTTCTTAACCCAACCATACGTTTCAGCCATTGCAAGCGATCGTTTGATGCTGCGTGGAAGTTTAGCGTTAAAAAAATCACTACGATTAGCCATTTATGTCACCTTTGTCAATTATCATAAGAATACTATCATTTTTGTTATCTTTAGCGCGAATGTCAAAAACTTTTATACATTTTTGCATTTCTTGAGGAATTGTATTAGATAGTTCATACAACCACCCGTATTCTGCAATATCCTCAATACACATTATACCTGTTTTTGAAAGTTTGGGCAAATAATTTTCTATTGCCTTTTTCATCGAAGCAAGTGTATGGGGACCATCGTCAATAATGAGATCGAATAGATTATCTTGTAATAAGTTGGCAGTTTCGATAGAGTATGCATCAGCAGTTATCTGAATTATTCTTGGTTGGTTCAATAGTGCCACACAAGGAACAATATCAACACCAACAATGGTGGCTTCTGAAAAATAATCTCTCCATAGAAGATGCGAGCCACCACTCAAAATGCCAATTTCTAAAACATTTTTTGCCGCTCTAATACCTTCGAATAATTCTCCATATGCAGATTCAACATACGAATGTTTAACCTCTGTCCATTTGCAAATCTCATTATTCTCAGCAAATTTATCAGTTTCGTATTTGTTAGTTTTGCATAAGTCTAATAAATCATTACGCATTCAATGCTTTCTCGCAACGTTCCCAAAACATCTCTTGACTGCCTGGATGAAATATTTGAAAGTTATGATAAAACATTTCACCATGCTCGTCATTACCGAATGAGGTGCCTATACCATACACAGGCATTCCGTCTTTAAGTGCCCAAAAGGGGCGTTGATCTTTTTCCCAATTATATTTGTAAGGAGCCTTTGCGTAAGAAAGAGGCATTGTCAACTCAACTGGAACATTATGTTCTTCCGCTGCCCAAGTATACTCTTCAGCAACGTCAGATCGCATCGTTTCTTTCGCTAATGGTGTGCCTATTTTAATGAATGTTTCTTTTGAGATCGCTAACGCAGAGGGTGCTGCAAACACATGTTGATCGTTTTCAATATGGTTTGAGCGTTGCGCATTACCAATTAATTTACCTTCGGCAGCCTTTTCCAAATAGTAATCAATGGCTTTATCGTTTAAAGGAATGCAATCAATATCTAATATCAATATACCATCATGTTCAAATTTGTGCTCTAGTTTTTTATCTTTAAAGCCATCAACTTCAACGCCATTCATAGCCCAAAAATAATCAATAAAATCACCATGACGGATCTCACCTTTTACTTGATACAAAGGAATGTTTGATTTATC